AATTGTGCATGAAGTCAGCCTAAATACAGAAAAGAACTATAAAGTAGAAACAAAGAACAAGTCATTTTTGACTTCTGAAGCTCTAAATTATAGTTATTGGGGCACAAGGATTGATACATCAACAGGACAGACTCACATACTTAGAGTAATGAGAATGAAAGCTATGATGGAGTATCCAAGTAAAGAAAGATATGCTGAAGAACTATTAAAGAGTATTAATAGTAAGTGTATTGTATTTGCTAATACTCAAGATCAAGCTGATAGAATGTGTACACATAGTTATCATAGTAATAACCCTGATTCTGAAACAAATTTACAGGATTTTAAGGCTGGTAATATTACAAAACTCTCATGTGTAATGCAATTAAATGAGGGTGTAAACATATCAGGTTTAAAACAGGGAATTATTATGCATGCATATGGGAATGAGCGTAAGGCTAGTCAGAGAATAGGAAGACTTTTGCGCTTAAACCCAGATGATAAAGCTATTGTGCACATACTATGTTATATAGGAACTGTAGATGAAAAGTGGGTTAAAGAAGCTTTGGAAGATTTTGACCAAAGCAAGATAGTGTGGCGGAAGTATAATCTATAGCCGGTATAATTAGTATATTATTATATGGAAGAAAGTATAACACATAAGATTATTCTACACAATGATGACAAGAACACATTTGCATATGTAATGGCTTGTCTCATAAGATTTTGTGAACACCATCCTACACAAGCAGAGCAGTGTGCTTTACTTGTACATGAGATGGGAAAGTGCACAGTAAAACATGGAGATTTTCTTACCATGTTGGAAATTTCAGAGAGTTTACGTAATTTAGATCTCAAAACTTCAGTAGAACAATATGCGAGCAATATGCATTGATGCTTCAAATAAGCCAAGTAAAGTACCTAATAATGAGTGGGTTATAGAGGGTGAAGTATATACTATCACAAGGGTAGTAAGGATGGGATTACAGGATAACAAGTTTGGTGTACTTCTTAAAGAGGTTAAATTATCATCAAGTTCTTTTCCTTATGAACTATATGATGCAGAAAGATTCTTACCTATTGACTTACTATCACAAGCATTTGAAGAAACACAAGAAACAGTTAAAGAAGCTGACTTAGAATTAATTTAAATTTTATGGAGGATTATACAAGAGATAATGTCTTAGAGGCATTATCTAAACTAGATTTAAAGTCTAGGAGGAGAGCTAATGTAGACCAAAGAAGTTATTTGTTTGCAGTACTTGCATATAAGTTTAACTTGTCTGAACATACAATATCTGATTTAACAAATATTCCTAGAGAAACTATTAACTACAATAAGAAGTTAACAGTGCAGTTTCACAAAGACAAAGGTTTTATAGCTAATGTTTTTGTATATGCTCAAAGATTCCCATTTGATTTTTCAGATATAAAAATAGAAAGGGTTTATAGACAGAAAACTGTAACATTAAATTTAGACCACAAGCAATTTAAGAAATTAAAAACTGCTGGTGAGATTTTAGGACATGGTAGTATTAGAACAACAATTAAATTCTTTTTAGAAAAAAGTTTAAAGTTATGGGAAGAATGAAAGAAGCATACATTCGAATAATGAATGATAACAATGGTATACCAGAATATATGACCATAGAAGATTTTTTGACAATGAAAGAATTAAATATCTATAACTGGGAAGAGTATGAAAGAGCGCAAGAAAGAGCCAGACTACAATCTAATAAACAAAAAGATTTGGGAGAGGCTACAGAAGATTCTAAAGGAGAATCAGTCTGAAGAAAGTAAAACAATTAAAAAACCAAAAAAATGAAAAAATTATTATTAGTATTAGCGGGAACTACTTTATTTACATTGAATTCTTTTTCTCAATGGGTAAGTAAAAAGATTGATAATGGATTTGATACTCCATATTATATAGCATACACACAAGATGGACAGAATGCATTTCTTAAATTAGAAAATTATAAAGGTATTGCTTTCTATATGGGTGGGATATATGTATGTGATGAATCTGTTATTGTAGATATTTCTTTTATGGTAAATGGAGAGTATCAAAAGTATTATTTAACAGGTAATGTATCTGAGAATCGAAAAACTTTGTTTATGGTAGATGATCTTAATTCAGATCCAGAGTTTCTTGCAGATTTTAAAGATGCAAGTTCTATAAGAATTAGAGTTAACGACAAGACATGTGATACAGAAATTTATGAATTTAAGATGACGGGCAGTACAGCAGCCTTTAATACGGTGACTAATCAAAAGTAATTGTGAAGCACTTTGTTAAATATCTAATGGTATGGATAAGCCAAAACTTATCCATACCATTTTGGATGGTGGGGCATATACATCTCTCAGTGAATGTATATGCTGACATCCATGAGATACTAATGTCTTTAGGTATGAACATTATAGTAGCTATAGGATTTACTATAGATTACTTAGAACAAAAAAAACAGAAATGAAAACAATTTTATTATTAGTAATGCTATTTAGTTTTGCTGATCCAATCCCAAATATTATTAAGGGTACGGTCAGTTATTATGGACAGCATTGGACAGGTAGAAAAACAGCATCAGGAGAAACATTTTATGCAGATAGTTTAACATGTGCACACAAGACTTATAAGTTTGGAACTTTATTGAAGGTGACAAACTTAAAGAATGATTCAGTAATATTTGTAAAAGTTAATGATAGACTACCAAAGTCATCACACTTTATTGCAGATTTAAGCTACGGATGTGCCAAGAAATTAAATTTTGTAAGGTCAGGAGTAATATCTGTAACTTTGGAAATAGTTGATACAGTCAAGATAAACAAATGATTATGAGTGATATAACTATGTGCTATGGGTTTGAATGCCCGGTAAAAGAAAAATGTAAAAGATTTACATCTAAACCAGATAAGGATTGGCAAGCATACTTTCTAGATCCACCATACACTATTACAGATAATGTATTTAAATGTGATATGTTTTGGGGAGATACACAAGATGCTATTATGAAACAGCTAATGGGTATAGTTTCTGGTAAAGATGGTGAAGAATTGCCTGAATAATATCAGGTTATAGGCTTAAAAACTTAAAAAACTTGACAAATTTTAAGTCTATAAACTTGTTATTTTGTCGCAAATATAGGAGATACTTGCGACATAATTAATTGAGAAACCTTTAAACAACAAGACATATGAAGACAATAACCAAATCAGTGGTCATGCTATCTGAGATTCCAGAACATTTACAGCAGAATGAAGTTTTACAGGGGCACAAGTTGCATACATATGCTGAGTTTCATATAGATGACTCAGAACAAGATGAGCTTACCTTGTGGTTATTGAGTAAGTATCCCACATTGAAAAGAAAGATAAGTTTTTTAATACACATTGATAAACAACAAGAACAATGAAACAAACAGCAGTAGAATGGTTATATGAGGAATTAATATTAGAGGGTATTAATGTTCCTAAAGTTTTTTATGACAAAGCAAAAGAAATGGAGAGAGAGCAGATAATGACTGCCTTTACTCAAGGAGATATATTTGGAGCAGATTTCTTTGACGGAGTAAATATAACAGCAGAAAATTACTATAAACAAACCTATGAAAGCAACACTTGAATTTAATCTACCAGAGGATCAAATAGAATTTGATTTTGCTACACAAGGTGGTAAGATGTACTCAGCATTATGGGATATATCTCAAGAGCTGAGAACACTATGGAAGTATGAAGAACTTAGTGATCAGGAGTGGAAGATGGTAGAGAGAATCAGAGATAAGTTCTATGAAATACTAGATGATCACCAGATAAAATTAGATAAGTAACCAAATAAACCAACACATATGATTATTTTAAGGAAAGGGGAGGACAAGCAGGGTTACAGAGTATTAATGGTAAAACTTACACCACATTCAGAGACAAGATTCTCTGTACAAAAGAAAGTTAAATTCTTATGGTTCTTTACTAGATGGGAAGATGTGTTAGATAAACACGGGATGCCCAAGATATTTGATTCCAATAAGAATGCATCAGCTTTTATTAACTTTCAGAAACGTTGGTAGAGAAAGTTACTAGAAAAACTATGAAGATTAGACCAAGCGGGAGGAGCACTGATTTCATTGCTCCTTCTTTTGGTCATGGTTGTTTGTATAACTGTTCTTACTGTTATATGAAGAGGCATAAGCCGGAAGGATTAACTATAGCAACAAATCCTATGGATATCCTGACAGCAATTAACAACCATGTTTGGTTTGCTGATGTAGAAAAGCCTAATCAAACAGGAGACTATATTACTTATGACATCTCATGCAATGAAGACTTTGCTTTACATGCTAAGTATCATGACTGGGAGACAATATTTAGGTTCTTTAGAGATCATCCACTTGCTATGGGTTCATTTGCTACTAAGTATGTGAATCCAGATCTATGGAAGTTTAATCCACAAGGTAAGATAAGAATAAGATTTAGTCTTATGCCGGAGAAGTTGAGAGAAATACTTGAACCTAATACATCAAGTATTATAGAAAGATTAAATGCCGTTACTAGATTTGTTCTAGCAGGATATGAAGTACATTTAAACTTTAGTCCTGTAATTGTCCATGATAATTGGTTAGATCAGTACAAAGAGCTATTTGAGCACATTGATATTTTTGCTCATAGTAGTGATGGAAAGTATTTTAATCGGGCTTTTTCAAATGTAAAAGCAGAAGTAATATTTCTTACACATAATAAAGAAAAACATGAATACAATTTGGAAAATGCCATCATGGGTGAAGAGATTCTCTGGAAACCAGATATACAAGAATCAAAAATATCCCAGTATGGAGGAAGAAACATTAGGTATAAAGCCGGGAATAAATCTAAATATATTGAAGACTTTAGAGCTTTACATGACTCCATTATACCTTGGAACACAATTAGGTATATTTTCTAAACTAAAATTTATGAGAGACACAAAAGAAATGCTAAAACTTGTGGCAGCAATTGCCGAAGAACATTATAATATTACTGATGGTGCAGATGGTAATTTGAACTATCTATGGTATATGTACCATAAAGGGTCTAAGAAGGATGAATTCCGACCTTTTGTATATATGGCCGAGTTAATGTTACTTAATAAGTATAATTATCTAAATGATGCTGAGGTAAGAAACATTGTAAGTATGATGAAATCAGATGATGGGGATAATCTTGCTATAGTAACATTAAGCATACAGAGTTTAAGAGATTTAAGAATCAAAGAACACGGGATATATTCTAAAGACAATGAAGCATATAAAGATTTAAATTATACATATGCTTTTGAAATCCTGAATCACACTGTGTTCTTACAAACAATGGCAGAAAGATAAATAGAATGGCAAATTTAAAGAAAGAGTATATCATCAGAGATATGAAACTCAAGAACAAGAACATACTTAATATGCTTCCTAAAGCAGTGACAAGTTATATTAAGTACAAGTATCAGTGTTCAACTTATTTGGCCAAACAAATTTCTAAAGAACTAACAAATGACGGAACAAGAACTAGTTGACTTTGGCTTTAATAAAGTAGAAGTCTCAGATGATCAAAGCCAGAATGGCTATGATTATTATTATTACATGCTGGATTTACTACCAGGATTAAGTCTAATATCATCAGCCAGTGATGAAAGCTTAGATGAATGGAAAGTGTTTAACTTTGATTGGGATACTAAAAATCCACTTGACATGGCTTCTATAAATCATTTGATAGCAGTTGCTATAAATCAAGGATATAAACCATACTGATATGTATACCGGAAAATTTAAAAAAAAGAATGGTCAGTTAATATTTAACAGTGAAAAAGACAAACTATTGTACGATATTCTTTTAGATAAACTAAAAGATGGAGAAGTAGTAGAAATGTATATTGATCTTGTTGGAGTAGACCATAGTAAAGCACAACTTGCAAAAGTTCATGCTTGCATTAGAGAACTTGCTAAAGAATCTGGATATACATTTGATGATATGAAAAATATTATCAAAAGTACTACTGGATTAGAAGGAAAGTCTTTTGCTGATTGTAGTAAAGATGAAATTATGCTTGCTATTGAAACTTGTATTCAAATAGGTAAAGAGCAATTTAATTTGAACCTGTAGAGTCTTCATTATCTGAAGATTCTTCAGGCTTTACAAATGCATTAGATTGAACTTCTTTTTCTTCAATTAAGTCATTTAGTGATGCTTGTCTTTCAATTTCTGCAAGAAGCAATGTAACTGTGTAAAATGATTTTTCAGTAGGCTCTAAGTTAGCATACTCTTTATTCATTATGTTTTTCAATGTTTCTTCAGCAACACCTTTTTCTTGAAGTGTTGTAAAAAGATCATATAAAACAGCTTTTACCATTACATAATATGCTTTATTGACTGGAACATGAATAATAGCATCATCTTTAATTTCTTTAACCTTAATAGTACTCATAGTATTAATTTTTATCAAAAATAATAAAAAAATGAAAATAGAACCCGAAATTGAAGAAATCAAACAAAAATTGTTTAAAAAACTAGAAGTAAATGGTTGGGATAGAATACTTAAATCTTTTATATTTAGTTCTGAGTTTACTGATATTTTAAGTAAACTTTATATACTAAGTGCAAAAGATAAAAGATTTACTCCTCCATTAAAGCAAGTGTTTAGAGCATTTGAAGAGTGTCCTTATGACAAATTACAAGTAGTAATAATTGGTCAAGATCCATATCCTACATTAGGTGTAGCTGATGGTATATCTTTTAGTTGTAGCAATACAAATAAATTACAACCAAGTCTTAAATTCATTCTACAAGAAGTAGATAGAACAGTGTATGGTAATCATGTAATAAGTGAAGATCTTGATCTTAAAAGATGGTCTAATCAAGGTATACTAATGCTTAATACAGCTCTTACAGTAGAAGTTGGTAAGATTGGTAGTCATTATGATATTTGGAAACCATTTACTGCTTATGTATTAGATTTGTTAAATAACTATAATCCAGGATTAGTATATGTCTACATGGGTAAAAAAGCTGAAGAATGGTCTGAGCTTACTGGGGATAATAACCATAAGTTTACTGTTAAACATCCTGCTTCTGCTGCTTATAACGGCTCTAAATGGGATAGTAATGATATATTTAATAAAGTATCTGCTATAGTTGAAAAAAATACTGGTAATCAAATAATTTGGTAGGATGATTGAAATATTTAATAAACTTGTAAAAGAGGGGTTAACCCCAAATACTTTTTATGTATTATACTGCATAAAAGAAAGAATTGTAGTAGCTGATTTTGTAAATAAATCAATTGAATGTAAAAAATTACAAGCTGATGAATGGTTAGATGAAAACTTGCAACTAACCTCAAAAAGCATTATCTTTATTACTGAAATTGATGGCTATTTTAGAAAATCAAAGAAAAAGACAAGTACAGACTTACTTGGATCAAATTTTCTTGACAATATCAAAAATTATAATGAAATATTTCCTAATAAGAAACTAGCTAGTGGTAAGTATGCAAGAGTTAATCCAAAGACTCTTGAAAATGCTTTTAGATGGTTTTTTGAAGTTTATGATTATAGCTGGGAGGTTGTCTTGAAAGCTACTGAAAAATATGTTGATGAATTTAGCATTAGAAGATATGATTATATGAGAACTGCTCAGTATTTTATAAGAAAACAAAATACTGATAAAACATGGGATTCTGATTTGGCAACATATTGTGATTTAATTATTAATGGGGAAGATGAAAAAATAGAATATTTTAAAGAGAGGGTAGATTAATGAAAAACAAAATATTATTAATTGTATTTGCAATTATCGGAACAGTCTTTAGTTGGGTGATTACTGATAATTTTATTGTAGCAGTAAGTATAGGTCAATTTTTATTGATTGAGCTCATAATAACTGTTATGCATGAGCTATACAATTTTGCTAAAAAAGAAATGATAAATAAATCGTAATATGGCACAATTATTTAATGGTGCGGCACCTTTGATGCCTGTAAGTGAGAGAGATGCTCTCAAAAAAGCTATTTATAAAATAGAAGCAAGAAGAAAAGGACAATTAAAATCACTGAAAAGTGCTTGGCCAAAATTTAATGATGCCTTTTGTGATGGATTAGAATGGAGAACTATCACCGTTGTGGGTGCTAGACCTGGAGTTGGTAAAACTTTGTTTATGGAACAGTTAATTGATGATATAATCAAATTTAATATAGACCATGAATTTAGAATTTTAAAATTTCAGTTTGAAATGCTTGATGAAACCAATGGTATCAGAAAGCTGAGTCTGAATACAGGATATGATTATAACTCATTAATGAGTAAAGCAGAACCATTAGATGATAAAGTATTTAATAAATGTGTAGAGATGTATCATGGAACAAAAGACAAAGATGTCATTGATGTTATATATGATCCTTGCACAGTAGATGTAATGTGTGCAACAATACATCATCACATGGAAGCTCACTCAAAAATGATTAAGGACAAAGATGGAAATATGATTAAAAAGTACACTAACATGTTAGTTACTATTGACCACTCAGCTTTATTCAAAGTATCTAAGGACCAAAAAGATAAGTTTGAAATGTTATATGCACTTGGTGAAGCATTAACTTATATGAAAAAGAAATATCCGGTAGCCTTTTTAGTACTAAGTCAGCTTAATAGAAATGTTGACAATCCAGATAGAGTAAGAGATGGTGAGTATGGAAACTATGTGTTAGATTCTGATTTATTTGGTGCAGATGCTTTATTGCAACATGCTGATGTAGTTTTGGGTATTAATAAACCTTCTATAAGAAAAATAAGACAGTACGGGCCAGAAAGATATATTATTGAAGATGATGACACATTAGTTTTTCATTTTCTAAAATCTAGAAATGGTTTAACTAAAATGAGTTTTTTCAAACTTGATAGAGATCTTATGAGAATAGTTGAAATAGACCCACCAGCACAAGCAATACTAAGCACAAAAAAATAATTAATTAAATATGGATAGAAGACAAAAAGAAAAGGAATTCTTTGCACATCATGCAGAAACCTTTAAAAAATTAAAATTACCCAATCCAATTTTTATCTTGAAAACTGCCTTTTATGAAAAAGGTAAGTACGGAAGAAACATTCAACTTTATGAAAGTGAACTTAAAAAGAATGAAGATATCTACATGGAGTTTATTGATGTCATAAGAGACAGCAAAGGTTCAGAACTAGATTATACTCCAATGATGGAGGATAGACCTCTTTTTAAATTTAAAGCCAATCCTTTTTATGCAGAAGAATATGAAATAAGGGAAAAAACAGATTACTCAGTGTATATTGTATCTGTTAGTGAACTTATGGTAATAATGCCTGATGGCAGTGAAATTTCATATGCATTGTATGAAAAAAGAAAAGAAGAAGCTAAAAAGAAAGAAGAAAGTTTACCTAAACTACAATCTTCATTAGTTGTTTTTCCAGATTTTGAAGAGGAATTTATTCCAAAACTTAAAGAAACTGTAGAAAATCAACCTTCTGAAGATGCATCATCAATTCTTTTGGAGATAGCTAATAATTTTCAAAGATTGGCAATAGCATTAAAAACTAAATGATATGAGTATAGTACTTCCAACAAGTAAAGTAAAAGCTAACAGGGTTAATCCTAAAAGATTAATTGTGTATTCAAAGCCTAAAACAGGTAAGACAACTGCATTTGCAGGTCTTGATGATAATTTAATTATTGACTTAGAAAATGGTGCAGACTATGTTGAAGCCATGAAAGTCAAAGCTAATAATCTTCAGGAGCTAAAAGAAGTTGGTAAAGCAATCAAAGAAGCTGGTTATCCATATCAATATATTACTATTGATACTGTGACAGCTTTGGAAGATATGGTTATGCCACTTGCAATTAATTTATATAAACAAACAGCAATGGGTAAGAATTATTCTGGAGACAGTGTTCTTACATTACCTAATGGTGCGGGTTACTTATATGTTAGGCAAGCATTCTTTCAAGTTTTAGATTTTATTGATACCTTAGCTCCCCACATTATTTTATCTGGTCACATTAAGGACAAGCAGGTAGATGATAAAGGAGAGATGGTTATGTCTGCAAACATAGATTTGACGGGCAAGATAAAATCTCTAATTTGTGCTAACGCAGATGCAATTGGTTATATGTATAGAAAGGGTAATGAAACCATTCTTAGCTTTAAGACTAATGAAGAAGTGACTTGTGGTGCAAGACCACAGCACTTGCAGAATGAAGAAATAGTAATTTCTGAGATGAAAGATGGTAAGTTAAAGACTTACTGGAATAAAGTGTATAAATAATAAAAAACAAACAAAATGGGTTTAAGTACAAAAGATCTAGTAAATGAAAACAATGGTGGTGGAATGGCAAAAACTATTGCACCAGGAAACCATACATTAAGAATCAACAGTGTAGTGTTAGAAGACTTTCAATTTATTGATGGTGCAAAACATTTAATGCTAAATGTTGAGACAGAACCAATTGAAGGATTTGAAGGTTTTCTGATTGACAAAGATGATGAAAGCAAAGGAAGATATAAAGGTCAAATTGGTCGGGTAAAAGCTAGTCAATATGCATTTGCTGATGGACAAACAAAGTCTGGAATTAAAATTCAAAGAGATAGATCTTTGATGATGTTCTTGGCTAACTTGTCTAAAGCAACTGGAATAATGAAATGGTTTGAGGAGCAAGATAACAAGTTTAATACAATTGAAGATTTTGTAAGAAACTTTAGTGATAATGCTCCACTTAAAGATAAGTATCTAGATTTTTGTGTTGCAGGTAAGGAATATGAAAACAAGTCTGGTTATACTGCATATGACATGTGGTTACCAAAAGCAGAAAACAATAAGTATGCTTATGGTGAAGAAGGTTCTGAAAGAATTCTTAAGTATGATGAAGCTAAACATCTTAAGAAACTTGAGGTAAAGCCAGTAGATAATTTTGGTGATGATGATGATGACTTTCCAACACCAGGAAGAACATCTTCAGATTTTAATTTAGATTAACAACTCCTAGATAAAGGGGTTGTAATGACCCCTTTATTTACTTAAATTGGGTTGCTATGATTTCTACAAAGAATTTAATATATGATTTAGCTGATGTCCCAAGAGAATGGGTATTTGAACATTATCTTAATCTAACAGAAAAACTTACAGGACAAGATATTAAAATGAAGTCAGTATTTAATCCACGGGAGAAGACACCTTCTATGTGTATTTATATTGACAGAAATAATATCTATAGGTTCAAAGATTTTTCTTCAGGTAATGGTGGTGATTCTATTGCTCTTGTCCAAAGTCTATTTAATTTACCCACTAGAGGTTCCGCAAGCTATAAGATTATAGAAGACTATAACCAGTATGTTCTAAACAATGGTCATAATGCTATAAAGTCTTATAAGCAACACAGTAAGTTTAAAGTTACTGATTATGAAATGCGACACTGGAATACTCTTGATCAGAAATATTGGATGGGATATCACATTGGTTCTAGATTATTATCTAGATATAATGTTGTTCCACTAGAATATTATGTGATGACAAAGACAGATGAAAATGATGTTGTGTCAAGTATAACTATCAAGGGTAATTATATCTATGGTTATTTTAGAGAGGACGGGAATCTTTATAAGATTTATCAGCCAAAAGTGAAAGACAGTAAATTTATCAAGGTAAGAGATTATATACAAGGTACTGAGCAATTAGTATTTGATAAACCCTATTTGATTATTGCATCTTCACTTAAAGATTTAATGGCATATCAAAAACTAAAGATTAGTAATTCAGAAGCAATTGCACCAGACAGTGAGAATACTATGATACCAGAGAATATAATGAGTAGCATTAGTTCTAAGTATCAGAAAGTATGTGTGTTGTTTGATAATGATGAGGCTGGTATAAAAGCTGCGGAGAAGTACAAATCTAGATATGGTTTTGAGTATGTTGTTCTAGAGATGGAGAAGGATTTATCAGATGCTATTAAAGTACATGGTATAGATAAAGTTAGAGAAAATCTATTACCGTTATTAAAACAAGCATTACTATGAGTAAATGGTCATACCAAGGACAAGACTTTGAAAGCTCTATGATTCCAGAAGGAGCAGAGGGTTTTGTGTATGAGATGCAGGCTATAATAAATGGAAAGCTTGTAAGGTATATTGGAAAAAAGAACTTTTATTCTACAACAAAGAGGAGGATGGGTAAGAGAGCTGTAGCACAGTTACAGGATAAAAGAACTAAGAAGTATACCATACAAAAGAAGCTATCATATATAGATTATTATAGTAGCAATGCAGAATTAAAGGCTGCACATAAAGCCGGGATAGACATTAGAAGATACATTATCAAGATATGTTTCTCTAAGACTGAACTTACTTATTATGAGACTAAGTATCAGTTTGTTAGAGGAGTGCTTGAGAGTGATGAGTTTCTAAATGGAAATATTCTAGGCAGGTTTTACAAATTCAAATAATTATGACAGAAGAACAATTAATGGAAGTCTTGATCCAATTGGCGGATCAGGGGGTTACTGGTATTAAGGTACATTATGATGGTGGTGGAGATAGTGGAGCAATTGAAGGTATAGTATATACAGATTTAGAAAATGCAAACTTTATTGATATTGATCTTGTAAGTGCGTGGAATCAAGAAAAGGATCTTGAAAAATTAAACTCTAGTGCGTATGCAACTATTCAGAATTTTGCTCATGAAGCACTACTTGATAATATTGAAGATTGGTGGAATAATGAAGGTGGTTATGGAGATATATTAATTAAAGTTCCTTCAGGTGAGTATCTTATAAATAACAATGTTAGAATCATGGAGATTGAAGGATTCACCCATGAAGGTAATTTATTTAGAAAAACAGAAGAATAATGTCACATCCACTAGAACATGCTAAATCATCAGTAAGAAGATGGGGTGGTCAAATATCTGATTATCAGTTAATTCATGAGTGGTTTGATGAAACTAAAGCTTGGATTGGACACAGTAAACATAGAATGTTCCGTCACCATAGTGAGGGGATATTTGAATGTGAGAAAGTATTTGGACCGAGTTTTACAAACTCTGATGGTAGAACTGTATATACAAGATATGTTGGAGAACAACATGTAAAAGAAGATTGCAATGGTTATATACCAAGTGCAAAAGAGTGGGTGGATAATATAAATACACCTACAGAGTGGATGATTAAAACTTTAAAAATTGAAGACTAATGATTTTAAGTAGAAAAGAAGTCAAGAATTTAGTGAGTATGATGAAGTCATCAGACAAAGAGAATCACTATCTGGTGTACAAAGTTTTAGAAGATTTAGATTTAGAAGCAAATCTTGGAGAAGTACTTGTTATCTTTAGATATGGTAACTATAGGTTAGATGAGTGGGAAGACGATTGTAAAAAGGTTTATGATTTTATAATAAATAAGCTACATGATTACAATGGTGGATGGGATTCAAAACCTACTACAAGTGATATCTTATCATTACTAACTAAAAATAATGCTTCTAAAGATTCTATAGAATTATTTCTAGAGTACTTTATGATGAATCTTGGTAGAATGTTGGACAATATGGGATATCCGACAGACAAGTTTGAGTTAACAATTAAATTAAAAGACAATGGACAAACAGCAAAGTCTAAGTAAAATTAGTAAAGAGCTAATGTTGAGAGAGCCCTATTATGGGTTCTTTCTTATTATGCTCAATAAAATGTGGAGAAAAGATCTTCCTACGGCAGGTGTGAGTAAGAATGGTATCAACTATCAGTTGGCTATCAATGAGGAGTTTTGGGAAAGTCTTAGTGAGAAGCATCAAATGGGATTGCTTAAGCATGAGTTATTGCATATTGCTTTTGGACATTTAGTGAGTTTTGCTTCTTTTAGAAACAAGAAACTTGCTAATGTTGCAATGGACATGGAGATCAATCAGTATATTGATCCAGAATATTTGCCAGATGGAGGAATAGATATAAATGACTATGAAGATCTTGATCTTGATATTAAAGCAGGTTGTAGATATTATTATGATAAGCTGCAACAGCTTAAAGATGAAAAGGATAAGAATGGTACCTGTGGAAATGAGGAGATGGATAAGTTGCTAGACAACATAGATAATGGAGATATTCCTGATCATAGCACATGGGAAGAGTTTGATGATCTTAGTGAAGCTGAGCAAAAGTTAATTGAGAAACAATTACAGAAAGTTTTATCAGATGCTAAAGAACAAACTATTAAAAAGCGCGGTAATATTCCAGGTGAGATAGAAGGAGTAATTATTATTGAAGAAATAGTGCCCCCTAAATTTGACTGGCGGGGATATATTAGAAGGTTTACTGGAATAAGTACAAAGGTATTTACTAAGAAAATCCGCAGAAAAGAGAATAGAAGGTATGAAGAAAATCCAGGTTTGAAGATTAAGATGAGACAACACATGTTGTTGGCTATTGATACTTCAGGTTCTGTAAGTAATTCTGAGCTACAGGAGTTCATGGGTGAGATTCACCATATTTACAAAGCAGGTGTGGATGTGACTATAATGCAGTGTGATACTAGCATTAGATCTATTGAAGCCTACAAAGGTAAGAATGAAATAAATGTAGCAGGAAGAGGAGGAACAGAGTTTGATCCTGTCTTGGATTATTATAATGCTAACCAAAAGAAATATACTAGCCTGGTGTATTTTACTGACGGTGAGTGTTATACATCTGTAGTACCAAAAGGTAATGTCCTTTGGGTATTGTCAGAAAGATCACATATGAATGATGGTTTACCAGGTAAAGTAATTAAATTAGAACTGTAAAAAAAAGAGTTATGAACACAGTACAATTAAACGTAGAAGAGTTAAAAGGATTTATCCGCCATATGGTTGCAAATAACCAGTATATCCAAAGCCAAGGAAAAGTTCCAGTGGCAATTAATATTGAAGGTGATGCCGGTCTTGGTAAGACTTCTGCTATTATGCAGTTGGGTAAAGAACTTGATATGCAAGTTGTAAAATTAAATCTATCTCAGATAGAAGAATTAGGTGACTTAGTTGGTTTTCCTGTTAAAGAATTCTTGGTAAGAAATGCAGAAGGTAAAGAGCGTTGGATAAATGAAGCTCAGATTCAAGGAGCTCTTAATGCTAAGTATAGTGTTATAGATAAGAGAATGGCTCATGCTGCTCCAGAGTGGATTCAAGGTAAAGGTGAAGGTGGCTTCTTAGTATTAGATGATTATACTCGTGCAGACCACAGATTTATGCAAGCTACTATGGAGATCTTAGATAGACAAGAATATGTTTCTTGGAAGCTACCTAAGAACTGGCATGTAATCTTAACTACTAATCCAGACAATGGTGACTATAATGTTACTTCTTTGGATGTTGCTCAGAAGACCAGATTTATTTCTGTAGAGATGAAGTATGATTCTAATGTATGGGCTAAGTGGGCTGAGACTGCAGGAATAGATGGTAGATGTATCAATTTTATGTTGATGAATCCAGAACTTGTAACTCAAAGAGTTAATCCAAGATCTATTACTACATTCTTTAATGCTATTAGTTCTATTCCTAAGTTTGAAGATAATCTACCTTTAATCCAAATGATTGGTGAGGGTTCTGTAGGAGCAGACTTTAGTTCTATGTTTACTATGTTCATTAATAATAAACTAGATAAGTTAATTTCTCCTGAAGATATCTTGACTAAAGATAAGGATTATGTAATGGGAGCTCTGACAAATGCAGTTGGTAAAAATGAAGACTTTAGAGCAGATATCTCTAGTATTATTGCAACACGGGTTATTAACTATTCACTTGTTCAAGCTGATAGAGGTCCAATTACTTCAGCAGTAATTGATAGATTGGCAATTCTAACTACTGAATGTGATGCATTTACAAATGACCTTAGATATTATATGGTCAAAGAAATAGTAAATGGAAATAAGGTGAAGTTTGCTAAACTCATGCAGAATACTAATGTGGTGAAGATGGCTATACAGTAAAGCAAACGTAAAGGGTTTTTTCCTTTTTATCAAATATTAAACTAATTAAAAACTAAGATGGGGGGAGGTAATACTTCCCCTAATCTTTATAAAACAAGTATGGAAAAATACGTTCATATAGAATTACATGGTGAGAATCACCATAATCATATTAGTGGATTCAATGTAAAAGTTATAGAAGGATTAGGAACAGATGTTCCGGATTTTGTAAATGCAAAAGGTTATGTTCCTAAACAAGGAGACATGATATATTTATTACCTGGCGTAAATATTCCGCGGGTAAAACTAAAAGATTTAGCTTTAAATCTTGGTATTAGAGTTGTCAGAGATCCAGAGAAAGCCAATATTATATTCAGTGGTAAAAGCAGTATGGGTAAGATGACAGGTTCTAGTTGGTATTATATTGCAGATGCAGAACTTATTCTTAATCGTGTCAAAGAAATTTGTGATGACGGATATTATATTGAAAAATTAGAAACAGCTATTGCTGCATCAGGTGCTACTAAAATTTGTTCAGATTGGTCAGACATGAGAAATTGTTTAGCAAGTGATTATAGTCACTATGAAAATGGTTATATTTATGCAATTGAAGAAGAGTATGCAGATGCATATAATGGGATGCAAGGTAAACCTGTTTATAATGAGACGGAGTTACTCACTAATATCAATGGTGATGACTCTACTATAATAGATGAAGAAGTTTTTCAGCAGTTGAAAAATATGTTTGAGAGCTCAGATAGTGACAATCATATTTTAGCTATGGAGATTATGGCAAACTCTCATTATGA